TGCCTGCTCACGCAGTTCTTTCAAATCAACCAGCAAAACGGCTTTGTCCAATGTTTTTTCTTCCACAGAATTTCCCCTCCCCACTGATAAAGATAAAGATACCCTTTTTGAACTCCAAAACATAGAAAAAATTGCGCGCAAGGTTTATTTAAAGCAAAATAATCAGCGACCAACCAACTAGCTTTTTTCTGCATCAAAATTGTTTAAAGGGTAGTCGGCATTTTTGGCAACGACCCGCGCACCGGTTGTGCTAAGAAATCGCCGATCTTTACCATTAGAATTCCAGCGCAAACTACGGCATTGCCGGTTTTTACACCTTTTTCGCAGGGGTTTCCCCGGTTCCAATACCCAGCTGCCGCCGCATACGTCACACACGCAAATATCGCCACGAGTAATCACAGTTTCAATTTATCCCACAAAAATTGAAATGCGTCAGATAATTGGCACAATGTGTCAAATAGTTTGGTACAATGTGTCAAATAGTTTGGTACAATGTGTCAGAGGGGAGGGCCTATGCGTGTCGCGATCTACCTTCACGATTCCCAAACTCAGGGCCTACTTGAAGCTGAGCAACTAACAGCATTCACCACACAAAAGGGGTGGAAAATCGTAAAGATTTACCGCAATAATTCCGCTAAAAAAACAGCCTTTCGCGACATACTAAAAGATGCCCAAGAGGCCCATTTTGATGTGTTGTTGTTTTGGTCGCTCGCTCAGATCTCAAACGATAGCACCTCATCCACCATTCGGATATTGAATCAGCTAAACGAATTGGGTATCAAATTTCAATCATTCACTGAACCCCATTTTGGAACATGTGGAACACATGGTAAAACAACTTCTTTGGTTCTCTCTTCACTCGCCAAAGAAGAACAAAAATCCTTATCTAAACGTATCTCAGAGCGCACAAAAGCCGGCCTTGCAAAGCAAAAAGCCGAGGGTACACGCGGTCCTCAAGGGCACCTTGGGCCCGGCAGACCTCCAACCCAATTCAATGAAAAACTCGCTCAAGCCCTGTACGCAAAAAAAATGTCGTATGCGGAAATTGCTGCCGCTTGTCACATCTCCAAAGCCAAAATTTGGCGCTATTTCAACTCACACAGCACAAAGCGTTGAATCTCCGCTTACTCTTCCACAACCCGATAAACACCAAGAGAGACGCGCCGCAAAATACCTTCATTTGTTAGGTTTGACAGAATACTAGGAATGACTTTACGCCCATGTTTTTTCTTGATTTCCGGCAAAAGAGAACATACATCGCTTGCTTTCCATTCCCTCTGCTTATCAGCTTGCAGTATGTCTAAAACATCTTTGCGGTGGCAAAAGGCAGGATCATCTGACCAGCGAGCGGTTTTTCCCTTTGGCGTATGGCGCCAGTTGTCTGACTCCGCTTTTTGATGATGTACCGACACTTGCGTGAATAGATTTACATCCAGTGCCGCGCTTTGTTCGGCCACAAGAGCACAAGCAGCAATCATCTCGTCTAATTGATGCACATAATCCCGGTGCTGCTCGATCTGAAATTGCACGGTATCCAAATCGGCATGCATCTTTTCATATTGCTTTTGTATCTCAGATTCACGATGCCGTAGTTGCTCTAAAGTAAAAGCAATTCTTGCCTTGGCATCGCGTACACGTCCAACAATCGACTGCAGATCCCCCACAAACGGGGTCTGCTTTTCCAGCCACTTCAAATCAGGCGGCAACGAGGTTTTGGCAGGGGTCAAATCCGCACTCTGCGGCGCTTCTGCTTTCACTTCTATTGCAGAAATGGCCTTCTGAGGAGGTATGCTTTCACTAACCTCCTCCTTCTCCTCTACCACAAGAATGGGTTTCGGCTCTTCTTGAACAATCGCTTTCGGTTCGGGCGTAACGGTTGTATTTACAACAGTTTTTGGCTCAGGTACAGCTTCCGGTTGTACAACGGGCTTCGACACCGAAATAGCTGGAGGAGCTACAACAATCTCTGGTTCTGGCTTAGTTTCTACTTTCAATGGCTCTTTTGTGACTTCAACTGCGGGCTCTTCCTCTTCAACCACTTTCAAAGATGAAAGGCCCGTCGCAAAAGGCGATACCATAGGATAAACGTGAACGGCAAAAGGCTTGGATTTCTTAGGCGGCACAATATAACGAGGCGACTCAACTTCATCTGTAACTACTCTTTGGCTTGCCATGTAGGGTCGTTTTTTGTGGGGCATCTCCACACTCCCTAGCCGCCGTGCTCGTGCGCCCGTTAAAGGGATGGGAATACCCGTCCCAAGCACAGAAGCTAGTTTGTCTCGCATGGTCGTATTATGCATAAATCCTCATTCCTCCCCCTTGTATTTGCTCTTTTCTTTCCCAAAGCCCCGTTAAAGCATCGGCTCAAAAAGGGTTTCTCTTTCGGAAACACTCTATCTTTAATCAGGTCATTTGTCTACCAAAATTTGCGCCCGTCAAAATTTTATTTGGGCTGGTTAACCAGGCGGTAAACACCACGACGAATTTTTGAGACGTGTCCTTCCTTAAACAGCAAAAACAAGCGCTGCGCCGCATACTTCTGGGCACTGTATTTCTTCGGCTTCGTGGCCGCCTTAATCAAATCGGCCGCCGTCACTTCATCTTGCGGATGCTTCTCAAAATAAGCCAAAGCATCCACCCTGCCCCAAATTGCCGATCGATCCAGCGGCTCTGGCTTCGGCACCCGCGCCGCTTTACGATGAGCAGCTTGAGCCTTTAAGATGTTAAGCCGGGCGGCCTGCTGCTTCACTGTCGTCTTTGCCTTACCACCAATTTTGCCCCCCGACGAAGCAAAGCATGCCGGGCAAATCAATTCCACGCCATGTATCTTGCATTTCATTGAATAATCCTCTTCCTTTCATAATAACAAACTTGTTTAGATTCCCCAAAAAGATGTTTACCGCGTCCTTTTGGGCCTTTTGATTTCTTTAATTGTGCACCCGTCATGTTCATAAAGCCGGCGTGCACAACAAACGCAAAGCACCATCCTGTAACCATTCACGTTATAAAGCCAGCCATGATGCGGGCACTGCACGCTTTTAAGCCACCTGTAATGGCCATTTGTTTTGGTCCTTTTACGCAAATAATTCTGGCATTGCGGCGCTCCCGCCTGCGGTCGACGAAACTTCTTTAAGCGCCGCTTGCCAGCACAAAAAGTCAAAGCAAAATAAAGCTGCTTAGGCTTTTTCTTCAAATCGTAGCCTCAAACTTCGGCTCCGACCACGTGTCCACATACACCGCCATCTCAGCATCCAGCCAGCGTGATGGCTGATTAACAACAAAATCAGTCAATGCAACTATCGACACAATCAAAAATGGATCAATGGCCAACTCGTCAATGTAGAAGTTGGCTTCAGGCAGTTCACGCTTGATCTCTATAGCTTTTGCCAAAACAAATTCCGGCACCGGTTTTAAATACCTGGATAACGGCGTAATGCGCCACGTTGGTTCGATCATTTTCTCCGCTGTCCTGTAATGATCGGCCATCTGCGCTTTATAGCTGTCCACCTTCTTTTGATCGAAAATCTCGATCTCCAATTTGGCTAGGGCAAGACGCAGACGCCCCGGTGCCTTCAGCTCCTCGCGCAGCGGCGTATAGCCAAGCAGCGCTTCAGCCTCCATAGCCAGTTTTCGCCGCGGATCGCTCAGGTCTACGTCATCGGCTTCAACCTTTACTCGGGTCAGCATTTCGCGCGACGGCTCTTCGACAATCTTTTCCGGCTTCCCTAAAGATCCGCTACCACCAAACGGCGATTGAGGGAAGTCGTGGCTCAAGAAATAATAAAAGTATTCGCCATTGTTCTGATTTTGCTGTTGATGAACAAGGTTGTTCGGTACTCTCATCGGCACTGATCCGAACGCCCCATTCGTTTGCGCTGAATCCAAATTTGGTGCTTCCGTTAAGTTTGGCATTTTCCCCTCCCGAAAAACGTTTTTCAAAAACAAGTATTTATTTCCATGCTTGCCCTAAATGCATCATCCAGGCATCGCTCACATGCTCATCAAAATACGCGTACGGCATCCAATAGCAACCGCGGTCTGTACGTCCAGTTGCCGAAATCCCCCAATCGCTCCCCCACGAGTTTTGGATAAAAACGCCACCCGCGCTCCCGTCCGAAAATTTGATCTCGTCGTCATAGTCCATTGCATGCTGAGCATGGCGACCAAGTAGTCTTTCAGTGGTTTTTGGCAGCGGCATAAAGCCGGTCTTTGCCAAACCGTTTTCCTCAAAACTCTCGTAGACGTCAATACCAATGCCCACGGAATATCCTGAAGCAATCGATGCCTTAATTTCTTGCAACGCGGGTAGATAATGATAAGCGCCGCCTTTGTACGCAAGCGCTTCCTTATATTGCTTATCGCTCGGCGCTACCGAATAGCTGGTATCCGAATAGGGCTCCTGCGTATTCAAACATGCGCCTTTTTGATTCAGCGTAATAAAGGTCTGGTGAATCGTCGAACCTACATCCTGGCCTAAATCTCCACCAGCAATCAGATTACACAAATAAACAAAAGCGGCCGAAGCCGTAAAATCGGTGGAACTTACGCTTTGGTCTTTCTCAAACAAATAGAGCTTTCTGTATAGCGCGTCGCGGTACTCGGCGCCTAACTGGCCAGTACAAGATCCTTCTTGCCCTTGGTCGCGAATTTTCCCCATCCATTGCGAGGTTGTGGCCCGCACGGGTAGTTGCAATTGAGCAGGGGCATGAACCGCCAACAGGGTTCTAGCTGGCGAAAAAACATTATCCCGATAAAGTCCGTATCGCCTTCCGCTAGGCGAAGGTGTCAGCAAATCGTTTGCCATAGCATCTCCAATTTATGGCGGCCTCACAACTGCTTGTGCACCCTGTCATTGGCATTCAGCGCAGCAAGAGCAGGGAAGCCGCCATCTAGGCGCGCCCAAATTAAATTTTGGCCGCGGTTAGGTTCAACTTCACGCACTCGCTATTCCATTGCGCTTTGTAAGCACCTGGCCAAGTCGGATGCAATAAACTTGGGCCCGTTATTTTTACAGCCTTGTAGTGCACGCTGTTAACGACTTTTCTCCGGTTTTCAACCTGCGCCGTTGACGTCAATTGCACGGTCAGCCCAAATGCACTCATAATTGTTTCAATGGCCGCGACTGCAATATCAACAAGCGCAGAGAAGGTCGCCGTTGCCGGAATAACAGCCAAAACCGCCTCAACCGTATCAAGAGCGTCCGTTACGATTGCAGAAGTGCTGCCCGTTTTCCATTTCGCTTCAGCTTCCTTCAAGGCAGTAATTGCACTGTCCAACGAGCTGACCCAAGTCGAGCTAGAATCAGCTAATTTTAAAATTGACAGTAGTGAATCAAGCACGGTGTTAAGAGCACTGGTTACGTTAAAGGTGCAGCCTTCCATCAGAACAGTAGAAGGCAGAATGCTTGCGGCGGCGCCGGCAACAGCCGCATTTCTCATAAAGATCCGACGGTTCATAATTTCCTTTCATGGTTTGATTTGCGCTGCCCACAAGCTACCGGCTGAGGGTTGCGTAATCTGTGCTGCGTTATAAACCTGCGTGGGCGTAGCTGTTGAAACCGTGTAATTTAAATTAAGCCCGCTATTTCTTGTCTCGGAGCTTTGTTCTGTCATTGCCCACGGCATAGTTGATGGTAACGGCCTGTACGCCGCAATGGTTGTTTCTGAACCTCGCTCTCCCCTAGTTTGGTCCGAATCATTCAAACAGGCAAGAGCTGATTCTATTGCCCCCAATGATCGGTTCTTTACCTTGGGGGAAGCTAAAAAGGCCGAACAACAATTTCAACTTGCTCCAAGCGGTCAAGATACTCTGCCGGAATCGATCGCGCAGCTAAAATCGAAACCTCATCCGGAGTGGCCGCCAATTGCCGTGTTACATCAGTCAAAATCTCTGACTTACCTGCTGTTTCATTGCCTGCCGCATCCTTCTTTGGCTTGGGATGAAACAACACCGCGTACTCAAACAACTTTCCTTTTGCCATATTGGCTCCTTTTTTGCGTTCATATGCTATTCTTTGGCTAAAAATCGATCCAATAGCTTATGCATACATGCTTGGCCACAAAGATGTTGCGTGGTGGTTTCATTCAGTACTGCTGCATTGGCATCTTTCCATCGCATAATTTTCAAACCATACAAAGACTCCACCGCAACAAACCATCGATTCGTTTCTTTGCGCTCTATATTGCAAATAGAGCAAAGATAAGTTCTTTTTATCGTCATAGCGGAAAACGCTCCCGCCGAGCCATAACCAACAAATCGGCCGCCTCAATCGCTTTTGTGGCTTCCGCACTGCTTGCACTACCATCCAAAAGGCATTCCACGCATTCTGACCAAAACTCGCGGTCGCATTCCATACGATAAGATTGTTCGTTTAACAACCTCATTTTCTCGCGTCTTTCAATCTTGTCTTGTTGGTTTTGGCTCATCTTTACGCACCTCGTGGTAATTAATCCTTACGCTGCCTTTGCGTATATTGCACATGGCATGCGCCGCGCCATTGTACGGCTCCATCTTTCCTGTCTCACGGTTTAAACGCTCAATGCGATCATCCCGGTGCCCGGCGTCATAACCTCGACCATCTTGGTGCTCAAAAACCGCATCCGCAAGCCGCAACTGACCAGGGCAGTGTTTGATATAGCCTTCCAAACAACAACGGCGATTCTGGCGCTCCCACATCACCCTAAGACGCCGCATATATTCGTCACGGCCTTCTTTAGTCAAAAGATTGCAAATTTCCCGTCCATTGGTCAAAACTCGAATTGTAGGCTTCAATTTGTTTTTCACGGCGCACCAGCCAACCAATTAAGTTGTTTTTTCGCGATACTTATCAAAATCGTCGCAGGTAACCCAATGCCCTATCGCTGGCGTATCTTCTGTCGGCATGGGGTTCATAGGGATGTTGCGGCCTTGCGGCGTCAACCACCATTCAATTTCAGCTTGGCAAATAACGCATACCCCGTGGTCTGAAAAACGGTAACCTGCTAGCCGCATTCCATTCGCATTAGCAGAAAATGGCATTTATCTTTCTCCCGAAAAAAGGGGAATCCAATTGCATACTTACGCCGGATCCCCCCCCTGCGCCCATACAAGCTGGCAGTGCCGGTAGTACCGTCAACTTGTTCGCTACCCTTGCGGCGCAAAACTTTGTTTGTCTAACTTGTCTCCGCAGCAAATTGTTAGAATTTCCCCCATATCATGAATGTGAATTGCTAACAATTCTTGCAGCCTTTTCAAATCATCAAAGGTTTCAGCACTTGTTACCGCCTGTGTCAGCCGAGGGATCGACTCGGTCAAAAAGCCCACCAGCGTCGGCCGGTCGTGGAATTCGGCGATCATCAGTTCAATTGCGTATCCTTCATCGTCAATGCCGTGTTCCGCCTGCCAATCCTTTAATCCCTGCTCAATCACTTCCCGCTGCGCTTCTTTCACGCGCCATTTCATGGTGACGTATACTTCGCCCACTGCCTTGTTTTCTTGCCGGGCAGTTTCTAATACCAATTCGCCTTCAAAATCCCGCGTAGTCATGGTGGCCGCAGATCCAACAATGGCTAAATCCTTACGCGTTTCCATAGGCGCTACGGCCAATTGTTCAGCGTTTTCAATTGACATTGCAATGAACTGCTCTTTAGTCAAATGTTGAAAGCGTTCCGCCAAGCCAACCATCTTGTACCAGGTTGAACGGCCAATACCCGTTGACGCACGATAACTTTTTTCGCTGGCAAATCCCAAAACTTGCCAGGCGTTTGTTGTGCGCAAAAATGCGCCTTCCCAACCAATTTCCATCGAATGCTTACTAGCTTTGTGCCATGCTTGCCGTATGCAGCAATCACTTTCTTTTACCTGCAATTCAAGCTCAGCGCTTATAGCCAGTAATCCTTGCGGCGGCAATGTGGCATCCACCATTTGCAAACTTAGCCCATCACTTGCCATGCTCACCTCCTTACCTTTTTTTCTTTTTAATCATTTACTTTGTCCGCCATACTCTCAGTCCCCAATCGTCGTACTCTGCCATAAACTCCTTGTTGTTTTTCAATCCGTAGCGATAAACAGAAACGCTAGAAACGGGCGGAAATCCACTGTTACCTACATTCTGGATATAAATTGAATCGTTCGGTTCCATGTGCGCCAACTCAGGCACAATTTCCTCTGCTCCCGGAGTGTCGGTTGCAAGCAAAAAATTCTTTTCGACCCGTATCGTCATACGCTCTCCATTTGGTTGAATAGCGGCGCATCAGCTTCTATCCGTAGCTGTGCAATCTTTACGTAATCAGGATTCATCTCAATACCAATAAAATTGAATCCTTCACGTATAGCCGCAATTCCTGTGCTTCCCGAGCCCATAAACAAATCAAGAACTGTGCCTTTTGGCGGCGTCACTAATCGGCAAAGATAAGCCATTAGTGCTATAGGTTTGACCGTTGGATGGAAATTCTGCGCACTGCGGTCCGTTCCATCGGACTGAAAAGTCCCCGGCGATTGCGTTCCAGCCGACCACAGCAACGGTTTCTTGTCCATCGCTTCGCATCCGCGGTTACGCTCTTCGCGGCTTGCTTTCGCACAATAAATCAAACTATGTTGAAAGTCCTTCTCCCCATGTTCCAAGTTCTTCGGCATGATGCTGAATATGGCATTTACGACAGAGCCGTTCTGTCTGGAGAGGCTGGTCGTAATCTTCGTGATGCCGGTCTGCACACGGAGCACCACACTTTGTACATGGCCGATTTTTTGGGTCAAATCTTCGGGCGGCTGCTCGAGCCAGGACTTTCTTCCTAAACTCTGGATCGTCTCTGTAACGCTTGTTGCGATCTGCCTTAATTCGTTCAGCGTTACGTTCGTAAAAGGTTCCGGGAAGACGACCTTTAAGCGCAGCTCCACGGGGAGTGCCTCGCTGACTGCATGATCGAGAACAGTAGACGCGAGTTTGCTTGGCAGGCAAGAAAAGCCGTCCACAGAATGCACAAGGTTTGAGAGACCGCTTTGCTCCAGCCATTCTCTGTCCTCCAGTGAACAGGTTTTAAAGAACCGCGCTGCAGAGCCCTTATCGAGACGGGGTTCCCAACCATAGCCATTGGTCCCAAATTTCCCGTATACATTTTGCTGGGTGCGTTGGCCATCGTCGCTGGCACGTAGCTGCCCCGGCGCATCTGGAAATGCTGCCAACACTTCGTCGCTGCCATCATGAATAACATTAGCTGGCCAGCGACCCAATTCCGGCGTGTTATACGGTGTACTACTCTCTCCAACAAACGATTTAGCGCCGCTGGTTCGCCCGTAATTGTGGTGTGGAAGTTCTCCAGAAATTCGGCACGCATCGATATTCAACGCACCGGTTCTATACTCCAAAACATTGGCCGCCACGGTGCCCACCAGCGGCTTGCGAGCAACAACAATCGGCTCGTGCGCCGGTTTCAACGCTGTGCCAAATCCTTGCCACTGCTGCGCGGCATCGGTCGCTGGAGCCGTAATTGGTTGCGGCGGATAATCATAGCTAACCTTTCTCGTTTCGCTATAACGTTGCGTTGCTTTTCCACGCTTATAACGCGCAGGGGCCACAATCGCCCGTTCCACCTTTGCGGCCTTATCGATCGCTTTTGATACGTCGACCGATTTAGGAAATCCGCTGCCATAGATCCACATAATCTGATCGCGGATCTCGAATCCCGCATCTTCAACGGCACACGCCAGCCGGTGATACGTGCGGCTTCCGCCAAAGGCCAGCAGATAACCACCAGGCTTTAACACTCGCAATGCTTGCTTCCACATCAACACGGAATAAGAAATTCCAGTTGCATCCCACTTTTTCCCCATAAAACCAAGTTCATATGGAGGATCGGTAACGATGGAATCCACCGTCGCATCGGCCAGCGTTTGCAATTGCTCCATCACATCGCCCTCCAAAATTCGGTACATTTGCTCTCCGCCGTTATCTGCTAAAAGCACACTTATTTTTTCTTAAAGATGCTTGCGCCATTCTGTCTTCAGCGTCCCACCGCAATGTATCCAATTCGCAAATACGGCTTAGCGCAATATTCCGGTCGAGCAAGTGATCGTCGGCGGCCTTGGCCAACGCCCGCCGAAAGAGTTTTAGCTCTAGCGGATTCATTGAAACCTTTACCCGCACTTCCGTCATATCTTTACCTTTCTTGCGCATCAATCAACCCAACTGGGTTTAGAAACGCCATGGATATTCGGATCAAAAGGCATTACATTTTCCAAAGGAGCTAACTTTAAATTCCCGCCCTCGTGCTGAATAATGAATGAAATTGGCTCGCAAGACTCGGCCGCCTTGGTTTCAAACTCCGCCCTGCGCCGTAGCTTTTGTTCACCAGGGTTTTCTACCGTTAGCCCTATGCTCCATTCCGTCCAACCGTAGATGGCGCTGGCGCCGCGGATTCGTGTAAAAAATCTTCCCGTCGCGTTTTCCTTGCTTACGTGGTGCACAATACCAATCGAGCATCCAGCCTCTTGCCCAATCTGGCCGATCTTCTTTACCACCTGCGCCATCTCGCCATTGTTGTTCTCATCGCGGTTATGTATGCGATTCAGCACATCAAAAACTGCAAATTCTATTTGCCGGTCTTTTAAATCCAAAATCATGTTGGCAAGCTGCTCGTCATCGTCAACGTCAAAATCTCCAAGTTGCTCACGCGTGTTGATCCACAGCCACCCGCTAACGTCTTCTCGTAAGCCCTTGCCACGCAATAACGCTTGCACCCGCACCTTCGTTAGCACTGGCGAATCTTCGCGGCTAATGTAGGCAGTGCGCACGCGGCGCGGCACCCTTCTTCCCAACCACGGCTCGCCCGATGCTAATGAAATCAACAGATCAAGCGCCGCCAGCGATTTTCCCGTCTTGGGCTCCGCGGCAATCAAGCCGTTACCGCCGACTTGAATAACGCCGTCCACCAGCCACTCAATCTCCGCATTGGCTGATTGCGCCCATTCCACCGCATCTACAAGCCAGTTTTCTCGCTCGGTTGATGCCGTCCAGATCCTGGACTCGCGTATGCGCTTTTTCAGCTCCTCTGGTGAATGATTTTCAAGAAAATCGCTAACATCGCTTTTTTCCGGCAACTCGGAGAAGTCGACCATGCGCACGGCATAGGCAAACTTGGTAATCGCCGAT